ATGGTGCCGATAATAGGAGTCGAACCTACGACCTTCGCATTACGAATCTGTAGCACCAATCATAACTATCTGTTTTAGCAAGCATTAACCGCATTCACCAAGCAATAGTTGATGGCACAAACAGAAAGTTGATGCATGATGTTGTCATGTGTATGTCACAAATACGGCACAACGATCTTCAAACATGTAGCCACCCAGCATAGAAGAGCACAAAGCCTTGCGCCCAGTGCAAAGCCTTGTGTGTCTCAGTTTTGTCCTGTGCGCCAGATATTGAATGGCCTACGCCTCCGGCAGTTCAGGCCAGATGACATCCGGCGCGGTGCTGGTATCTGTTGCCGTCACCGCTTTGATGTAGCCAATCCAGGCAATAAGGCTTGCCTTGTCTTCATCGCTGATAATGCCTAACCGAAGTTCCGTTTGCCACAGGCTGATTTTTGAATTTGCGGCGTTCAGCAGATTTGTTTTCTGTTGCTCGGCTGCGGACACGTTCGCCGCGTGCTGTTCATCGTTATCGGTAGCCCACTTTGCGCCATCCCATTTGTCATATGGCGTTGATGGTGCTGTGGTGGTTGTTCCTTCCGGGTATTCTCCCAACTGTGATACGGTCACAGGCTTGCCACTGTCCGTGCTGTAAACCGTTTCGCCGCGATGGTCTGGCACAAGCTCCCAACCAGTCAAATCAGCGGTCCTGCGGATGGCAAAGCCAGCCTTGCTTTCCCCTGGCGCATCAGTGCTGGAATGAGCAGGAACACCAACACCAAAAGGCAGGAATTCAAGCGATGAAGAAATATATTCCCGCGTTTCGCCATTGTAGTTGTAAACGGTAATAAAGCCAGCTTCCGTGGCAAATCCGTTTTCGTCTAAAGTGATTTCTTTCGTGTCCATTATGCCGCCCTTACAATGTAGTTAAATGCGATGTTGCGCGGTCGGTTTTCGTTCGCGGTTCTTGCAACTAACGAAGAATCGATACCTATTGTCTTATAATATATGTATGAAGATGATGCCGTTGCACTTGCGTAATATGTGGTACCCGCTGCTCCAGTAATTGTCATGGCACCACTACCGGATGCTGATGCCCCCATAGAGTTATCTGCAACAGAACCACTTATCTTTTGCATCGCGTCACTTTGCTGTGAAAGTAACGCCCGCCCTGAATCCACATTGCGCCCATCATCCCACCCACGAATGAATTCGCCGCGTAAATCAGGCAATTTATTTGTCGGATAAACCTTTGCCAGTTCCGGGTATTCTTCAGCAGAAAAAGCCGCACCGTTGCATTTCAGCCAGCCAGTAGGCGGTGTGGCTGAAGGCCAAGGAACTGGTACGCCAACAGGCAACGCAGAACCTTCTCCCAAACCAAGGTATGTGAGAATGTCAGCAATAGTATTTTTCCCAATAATGTCACGGCCAACAGAAGTTAAATCAGTCTGCGCTGCTGTATCATTTCCAGTGAAATATGGGAGTTTATTTGCACCTGTTGCGAGCCCAGCTAATGCCGACAGCGTGGCATCAAGCGCCTGGAAATCTTTCCCGAAAGCGGTCCCCATTTTGGATATAAACCCGTTCAGGTCTCCATCATCAAGCACATCCAGCCCGCTTTTGTTGGCGGTGTACTGCGCCAACGCTGCCGCGATAAAGCTGGCTTGCCGAATAGCTTTGTTGACCTGTGCGCTGGATGCTTTACCTGCCGTAAACCCTGAAAGCAGAGCCGGAAGTGCTTCCCAGTCAGCTTGTGAGGTGACGTTAGCGTTCGGATCAAGCGCGAAAGGTTTAAAGTTGTTTATTGCCATTAGAGTATTGTCCCCCATGCTCCAACATCGAACCCGCCGATGTATTCGTTATCCATATCAAACCCAAAGAATTTAGAGCCTTCTGACGGTGTTTCTACCGAAGGCGTTTCAACATCACCGGCCCATACGCCAGCTGATTTAACGGTGAGATAGCCCTGTTTGATAGCGGCGATCAGTTCGAGAGACACATCAGAAATATCAGTTTCAGGGAAAACCCAGACCGAAATCGTCATGTCCTGGTTGTCGACGATCTGCATCCTCAGGCCTGAGCCTGCGGTAGCAGCGTCAAGGATGGGAGGCAGAGAGTCGTTCCGACCGTCCCAGTTGTTGATAGCGATTTTCGCTTTCAGAATGATGCGGTACGTCTCATCGCTTAGCGTCGTATAGCCAGAATCAGGATCATATGGCCCTTGCCAGATGCCCTGGTCATACCCAAGCCCGTCAGTGTCCCAGCTGAAATAAACTCCGCTAATTGGCTGGCTGACTATGCGACTGCGTCCGATCCACAGACCGAGGATGTCGAGCTGTACACCGACAGCAGTATCGATATCGAAGGCTGTTATAAGCCCTGACATAGTGCTGGACACATCAATCAGCGGGCGGGTGCTCAGATCTATATGGTCAAAAAAGAGTGGCTTGGTAGCATGGTAGTTAGTGATCAGTTCGGTGTATTTGCTCATGAGGTCACCGTGATAGTGACGTGACTCGCAACGCATGACGCAGATTCGTCATAAGCAATATCGATATTTCCGCTTGCGACTGAGTCAGAGGATTTGCCGATGAGCAGCTCCTGAATGTCGTAATAGCGAGCACTGCCTCCGCTTACCACGCCAAGGTTTGCCGGGGAATAAATACGACTCAGCAGAACGTCATCGCCAATTGCCAGGCCATTAATATAGCCGGCAACAGCCTGTTTGATCTGCTCGCCGATTTGAGAGGTATACCCGGTAAAAACTTTCAGGGTAATGGCTACGAAAATTGGCACATCGGTAGAGCGTGAAAAACTGATGACGTGAGGATTACCGTAAGTATCCGGCACCGTGACAGAGGTCGTCCCGTAAGTCGCAGTTCCCTGCCCCTTATTCCCCCGGATTGTCTGGGCAATTTCTGTCACATCGCCACCGTCAACAATCGCGGAAATTGAATGCGGCGGCAGACCATTGCTGTCGGTTGCTCCTGTGTCGTTCTCATACAGCTTGTGACGTGTCACGCCAGCAACGTTAGCTATTGCACCGTCGACACTTTCAAACGGTGTGATCGATGGTAGCGCGACGCTTTGCCCCTGCCGAATGCGCAGCTCTGCGTCGGTTTCGGCTGGTGAACCGACAGTAGCCGCTGCTGGGTTGGTTACCGACACCCAGCCGCGAGTCGGTGTGTTAATGGTGGTGATAGTTCCGGCCATCGCCGCAACCGAACCGCTATTCGCACATGTGGCCGTCACCAGCACAGTACCATCAACCCCGATTGCTACACTCGCGGGAAAATTCCAGATAATGCCGTTTTTATCCCGTGCGGAGCCATTCGTGATAGTCGTGCCCGCCGTACCGGTTAACAGAAGGTCAGCAGTAGAGTTTGTCGCTACTTTTCGCGTGATCCCGTTAATTTTCACATTGCTGCTAAGCGCTGCGGCCTGCGCTGTCGTCGGTGAAAACGAGTTGTAGATCTCGATAGCGGTATTGTTAGCATCATGCACAGCCAGAGCCACCAGCGCGACCATTTGCCCATCTTTGCTGTCTGGTTCGAGGTAGGCATCACTACCGTAAATCTGCCTGAAATAGCTGGTCAGTGTATCGAGGATTGTCTGGTAATCAGGCGCACTAATCCCCTGGGCGGTTACCGTTGCCGATAGCCCCAGCGTGTCGAGGTTCAAAGCCATTTATGCCTCGCTTGTTACAGTCGTCTGGCCGTAGATTGTGTCAATGGAGGAAGTGAAAGTGACGCGGCGGCTGGTGCCGTCATAATTGGTATCGAAGGAAAGAATCGACAGAACGCCCGGCGTGTCCTGTATGCGTTCGCGTATAGCCAGGATGTAGACGTCTGATCGCTGTTTCCCAAGCACTGACTGAACATACGGCGTGCCTTCCGTCAGATCGAGAAACCACTGACCGCGCCAGAGCTCGAAACGGGTTTTTACGGCCTGGGCGACACATTCCGGACTGTCGATAAGGAAGGTGTCGTCACCTTGCCCGAAAGTGTAATCGCCGTCAGCATCTTCTCGTCGGTATCGCATTATTGCGGCCCTCCAGTAGTTCCCCCGCCTGTCTGAACTCCGCCATGTTTATGCGTGGCGACACTTATACCTGAAGCTGTCACATCATTCGTTACCGTAACCGGCCCAAGCATCGTCGCAGTACCACCACTTTCTCCCATTCCCTGAGACAGATTGCCATTAATCGTTACGTTGCCGTTCAGCGTGATAGTCGGGGATGTGATTGTCGTTCCACCTTCAGCCGTAGCCGTGAGCTGGCCCGGTGTTTGAACGGTGATGTTATGTCCTGCGGAAACCTCTACGAACGCCGCACCATCATCGGTTCGCAGCTGCGCGGCGCTGGTACTGATACCGCTGATTTTCTGTGCTTGCGACTGCGGGCCAACGATGGCAAACGCATCAGATAAGTCATGCTGTCGCGGATCGACGGTCTCCTGAACGCCGCCGCTCTGCCACCAGAAATCGATGCAACGGTCGGCAAAGATCAGCAGGCACTCATCGCCTTCTTTTACCGGAAAGGTCAGCGTGCAACCGCCTCCGCGCGGGAAGATGACAGGCACATCCACCAGCGGTTTTAATTCGGTGGAGTCGTCGCCAACAATACCGCGAAGCGCCACCTCTACTGTGCAGGTTACAGCGTCAGGATCGAACGACTGAATGATGCCAGGCATCGCTACGCGCATCTGAGTAGACACCGAATCGGCAATGGCCTGCGCGGTCTGCTGCTCGCCGCCGATCTGTGATTGAGTAGGAATTGGCATAAAAACCCCATAAAAAAACCAGCCGAAGCTGGTTTGGTATCAATTATCTCTTAGTAACTAAGCTACATCAGTGTGAAGTAAGGCTTTTCCACTGCAATGGCACATATTCACAAGGTGTATTAGGATATATTTGCAACAAGTAAGCATTGAAAATCAATTTCAGCCATGAAGCCGCCATAGAGTGGACCTGCACCATCGCATTATTGACTACAGGAGTAACAAATGGGATTTAGATTTCGTAAAAGAATCCGGATTGCGCCCGGACTCGCGATCAACATTAGTAAAAGCGGAGTAAGCACTTCAATTGGTGGTAAAGGTTCCACCATTAACATCGGAAAAAAAGGCGTAAAGATGACAAATGGCCTTCCCGGCACGGGGCTGTCGCATACCACTAACCTTTACTCTCCCGGGAAATCGACAGAAAAAAAACAACTTACTCATAAGCAAAAAATAATTAGAAACATCCTGTTCGTAATTATTGTGTTTATTATAATTAAAGCTCAATATTTTTGACGCATGCCCGCCTATCTGGCGGGCTATTTTACTTTTCGGCAGTCGTATGTTGCATACTGACGCGGCGAATCCATGCTGGCTTGCAGCCACTGAGCATTGAGAATGGCTTTGCCGTTGCGCTTGATGTACTCGAGCCCTACCCACCGGCCAGGTTGGTCAGTATCGACCATCCACTCCATTTTGACGTTATCCGGCTCACGGTTTGTGCTGCCACCAGTACCAATTGGAGTAATTTTTTGCGTCTCTGGTTTCACGCCATTAATTCTGGCCCAACCATCAGCAGACGACAGGTCTATCGTATAAGGCCCACAAGTAGTCTTGTAGTTCACACCAAGTTTTTCGTTGCTGTGTGCTTTTTTGCTTTTCTCATAATCGGCCTTCGCTACATCATTCATCTTTTGATAGATAGCAGGCTGCTGCAAAGAAAAATCATTTAGCCTCTTAACAAAAACCTCACGTGAAACCTCTGCAAGACCCATTGGTTTTCTGTCAATGGTGTAGTCATCATATATCTTTGATATTACAGTTAATGATGAAAGATTTTTAGCTAAGTTATTTTCAAAGTTAAGGTAATTTAGCGGGGAATTATCTCTTACATCGATAGCCCCAACGCCACCGGTACCGTACTCATGATATGCAGCATAAAAAATAGGGATCATCTCTGGTTTTTTATTAATCGCCTTAATCAACCCTTCGGGACCGCAAGATTCCCCACTCCAGTCGATAAGTGACTTACCTTTCGATTGCCATGTTTGGCAATCGTCTGCCGATAAGATTAAAATTGGCTGCCACCCGGGGCGTTTTTTGTAACTAACATTCTTATCAGAATTGAAGCCTGCATTTGCGCATCCAGAAACGAGCAGCACCGACAGGAAAATCACACTGTATCGAAGTCCATTCATGTTCTTATACACTCAACCTCCTCCTGAACGAGCTATAGTCGCCTGGCTAATCAGATCACGAGCGCCACGCGCAAAGCACATCAAATCCATGTACCACGCCTGACCTCTGGTGTCGCCAGTATAGTCGATAGCTTTGACGATATAAACGCCATCTGTCGCAATGCTGGCAGCCTGTGACGTCGTGCCGGTCAGCACACGGTTGCCGTTCTCTTCTGTTTCGGTGATACGCCCGGGCGACTGTGCTATTTCGCTATTGCCGAGCGTGGCGCGGTACACCGAAGCCTGATCGAGCTGGATAAGACCATTAATACGGATGTTTGGGTTTATCAGGCACCGCACGTTTACTCCGCCGCCCATCGTTTGTTGCGGCATACCGATCAGGCCAGTATCGGCATTCAACACAATGGCTTCGTGAATATATTTATCCTCCGGCACCATCTGGACCTGACCATCCACCAGTTGCCATGTCGCTTTGCACTGCGCAGCAATATTATCCATCACGTTGCGGCTGGATGAGTAAATCGCGCGGCCACGAGGAAACACGGTATCAGGAAAATCGCCGGTAATGCCCTGTGTCACGCCGAACGCGTTGAAATCCTGCATCGTCGCCCGGTGCAGATCCGCAACGGTATAGCCAGCGGCAAGCGTGGTGATGGTGGTCGCATAGAGGAACGCTTCGTGATCACCAATGGCCTGAATCAACACCCAGGAATCCGTAATGTTGTCCTTCCCGGTGACGGTGAAGCGAATATCACCGTCAAAAATCAGGCCGTAGTTCTGACCGTTCACCTGCCCTATCTGGTCTGGTGAAATCTCCCGGGACACACCAACCTGGCTCGCATCAACATCCGGCGCTATACCGTCATACCCGGCAATGATGCGAATTTTGGCAAACTCCTGCCCAAGTATCTTGTTCGTGGTATCGGTCGAAAGGTTATAAATTTTCACGTTTGCCACGCGCGGCCAGCGTGTATCTGCCCACTCGATCTGGAACGTGACCTTAAAGTCAGACAGGGAAATACCCTGCCCGTTCTGGTCCAACAGCTGCAACTCAAAATGGCGCATCCAGTTAAGAGACATTTCTACTCCTGTACGAAAATGAGGTGGCTGTATGTGCCGAGGTTGGTTTTGGTGGGCTCGTCTGGTGCGCCCTTATCGGTCGCCACCACCAGCGCGCCATCAATGCCAAGCTGTGGATATTGTCGTAATAGGTTCACGCCGGTCAGTAGAGGTACGCCAGAGAGAAGCGCGGCACCGCCGCTATCCATCACGTCCATAATCCAGCCAGCCGCATCACGCCAGATGATCCTGAGTGTATACGTGGTATTGCCCAGCAAAACGCGGAACTGCTGATTGTCAGGAGAAAGCGGTATTTCGTTAAACTGCATATCATCCCCCGAATGCTGATGTAACGCTTCCGCCCAGCTGGCTCAGCAAGGATTCGTTTGGCGGTGTAGTGGATTTCATCCCGGAATTCTGCACCGCCGATGTGCTGACGCCATCCTGCATATCTGATTTATCTGCAACGGTGACATTTTTTGTCTGCGTTATGATGACTTCACGCAGGGTAAGCGTGCAGTTCAGCACGTTCTCGCTGGTTTTATCGGTCGTCACCTCGATGGCGCGCACCAGCATATTGCTGTACACCCGCTTGCCAGTCACCACATCGAACGGCACCCGAGAGGACTGGAGATCCAGCAATTGCTGATAAGTCTCTTTCGGGCTCAGTCCGGCGCTGAGGCCGATTGAAGATGTATCGATGAAGTCCAGCAACGAACCGCCACCAGCGAAGCCGCATTCCATTGTGACTTCGCTGGGACGCTTATACGCATGATCGGCGATGAAACCCGACGCGCTATTCGTTGTTGGCTTCTCCACCGGATGCTCAGTAATTTCGAGCGCATCAGAATGCTTTTCGGAGACGACCACGCTGGGGATCAGCAGGCCAATTCGCCGGGATTGCTGGCGAAAAATCGCTGATAAAATATCCATTATCTCGGTCCTGCGGGGAGTTGCTGGGTTAACTGTGAATTCACGCCCTTTTGACGGTCAACAGTCAAACGGGCAGCTTCAAGCGGATCGGAAACACCGTGGATGTTAATATTCGTTTCCTGCTGAATCACCGGGGCGCTGGTGGGCATATTGCTCATTACTTTCGGAATGTAGTTGCGCGTTTCCTGCGGCATTAGCCCCATTCCATAACGCTTAACATTCCCGATCCCCCAGTTATATGATGCCAGTGCTTTGCTAAGGTCTCCGCCGTTCTGCCGCAACAGCTGGCTGAGGTACTTAGCGGCTGCCTGAGCTGACTTTTCCGGGTCGAATACATCATTCCCACGCAGGCCCATGTCGCGCGCCGTGCCATCCATAAACTGAAACAGTCCTTTCGCGCCTGCGCCGGACACAGCGAACTGGTTACCACCCGACTCGGTGATCGCCACGCTTTTCAACAGGCCAGCAGGCAGCTGATAAAGAGACTCCAGCTTATTGAACAATGGCCCCATCCAGTCGAGCAAAACCTTGCCCTGCGCTGTGGCTTGTGGGCGTTTAACCGACTGCGCTCGCTGCTCCGGCTCCAGTCCCATCTCCTGAATTTTTCGCTGGATTTGCTCATCAGTGAAAAAGTCTTGGCCGGGATTTTCCTTTCTCAGCGCCTCATATGCCTGCTGCCTTTCAGGTACGATATTGCTGCCTATACCGCCAATCGACGCCATTTCTTCACTGGTGGTCGGCGTATTGTTGGCAGGAATGAACATAAGCAACCAGGGATTCTTGATTGCCAACTGAGCGATCCCCTGCGCCAGCTTACCCAGCCCACCAATAGAGCCGCCAATTGCCTTACCGAGCCCCATAAATCCGGCGACAAGTCGCCCGATACCAGTGAGCATGGAGAACAGCTTCGCACCGGCCAGAAAGCCAAACAGGATGGTAAGCGTATTTTTCCAGCCGCCGAGGTTGTCCTTGAGCTCCAGAAACTTATCGCGCAGCCACTTGAACACCTTCTTTGCCTGCTCAATTTCTGGCTGCCATTTGGACCAGTCAATCAGGCTTTTACCGCCCTCTTTCCACGTCTGGTAATCGTCGTACAGCAATCCGATCGCCAGAATCAGTGTGGTGATAATTCCAATCGGGGATTTCAGGAACGCAGAATTAAGCAGACGCCATGCGACCAGTAGAGCACCGAATATTTTCAGCAGATTTTTACTGCCATCATCAAGACGCTTCCACCAGTCAATGACAGAGCCAGCGCCCTGTATAAGCCGCCACGCCATTCGTGTGAAGGCGTTTGCAAGCCAGATCACGCCCTTAATAACTTTGGTCAGAGTCTCTTCAATCTTCGGGAAGTTGTCGAGGATGCGCCGCCGCAGGCTGTCCAGCGAACCAGCCAAGCCACCAGCGAGATTTGAGCCGATCTTGTCCCGCATAATGCCAAACAGCGACGTAAGCCCGTGCATGGACGTCATGAATTTGTTGGACTGAACGGCTGCCTTATCAGCGTTGAACCCCGTCTTTTGCAGCATAGACTGGTAATCGGCGGTAAAGCCATTCATGCCGCGCCGCATCGCCATCAGCGTGTTTTCATCGATACCGAGCATCTGCGCGTATTGCTTCGCGCGGTAATACGGCATGTTGTTGAGCTTTTGCCCAACGCCAGTAAAGATGGCAGCAGTATCACGCATCTTTCCGCTGGCATCGCGGGTCTGGACACCAAGACGGTTCAGGAACCCTTCCGCCCCCGGATTGCTACGCATGAAGCCAGCCAACCCTTCGAGGGAGGACATGGCCGACTCAGCGCTGGCGCCAGTTTGCGATGCGGCATAGCCCAGCGCTTTGATGCCCTGGACGCTGGCCCCCGTCCGCTGGGATGCCCAGTAAATTTTATCCAGACCATTCGCGATCTGGGTGGTAAATCCGACAATGCTCAGCGCTGCGCCTTCCACCACCGCGCCGACCTTCATAACGTTTGCGGTAACGCCTTTCAGCACGGCTTCAAACTTATTAGCGCCAGCCTGATCGATATCGAATCCCAGCGAAACAAGGAAATCTTTAATCGTATCTGCGTTACCGCTCATTGGCCGCTCTCCATTTATCTACCCGGGCGTCGTTATCCTCGCGCATGTCGAGGTAGTCATTGAGAAGCGCGATGCGGCAGAGGTCTACCGCACCGCTGTTAAGGTCTTTCTGGTCAATCTGGAAGGCAAGCGCCGGACGAAGAATAAAATCTTCACCGCCCGGCAGGCTGTTGAAGGTTATTCCGCTGGCGGGGTGGGCGTCTCGCTGGTAGGGAGTCCTTGCAAAAAATTTCCCAGCGAGTCGGCGACCACCCGCGCCACCAGTTGCAGCATGGTCAGCAGGTCGATATCGTCAAACGCCATTTCGCCATGCTGGCAGACCGGCACCCAGCCTTTCATGTGCTCGCGTGAAACAACGGAAAGGCAGGGGAACAGGATAGCGTCAACGTCGCCATCGCTCAGATCGGACACAGCATTGGCAATCTTTGGCAGGATGGTAGCCATCGCGCCTTCGGTGTCTTTGCTGCTGATCTTCTCCTGAACGCTCCGGAAGTCAGAAACCATCCCGGCCAGCACCGGCAACAGCTTTCGGGACACCTTCAGCTGTTCGAAAACGCTGAGCTTTGCGGTGCGATATTTCACGCCTTTAATTTCGAATTCCATGCGTTAAAACTCCCCGAGCAGCTGGTCAATCTTGCCGCAATCGAATACCCAGGCTACGGTTCCGCCCTCTTTGGCGTTATTGAAATCAGGCTGTTTCTGGAATGCACACGAACGCGCAGTAGAAATATCACCCGATGCCGTGTTGCGAATGACGATCACGTTATTTCCCCAGGTGGCAGAGGACTGGCTTTGCGCGTTATACGCCAGAGACAGCTTCTTGTTCACCGGGGAGGTTTTCAGCAGCGTCACCGTAATGGTGCCTGACTTATCGGCGTGCAGGCTGTGCATCACTTCGCCATCGGCACCGATGGTCATGGTGTTCTTGTTGCCGCCCATAGTCTGGGTGATACCTTCCTCAGAGTTCGCAGAACCCTGACCAAGATCGATAACTCCGGTCGGCCCGGTGAGCGACGCGGTTACATCGAGAAAAGAATAAGTTGCCATTTATCGCTCCTTAGCGAACCACGTTGATCTGCACATCGGCATAATGAACTGCGCCAGCCAGCTTACAGGCCACCTGGATTAACGGTGCTTTGCGCGCTTCGCGGTCGGCCTGCGCTTGCTCGGAAAGAGGTTGCGCATACACGTAATAACCTTTTGTCAGCGTATCGCCGGAATTCAGTTGCCCGATAGGGCCACCATTCCACACGCCAGCCGCTACCAGACCATTCGTGACGGACTGATCCATGGACTGTTCAACGTTGGAAAGCAGACGGGTCACACCGGCATCAGTCTGCGGAATTTTGGTGGTGCTGGTGTAAAGCAGGTTATAGAGGTTGGTCTGAACGTAGTTCTGCAACCAGTCGAGCCCGTGGCGCTCATCGAAGAAGTCGCCGTTCGCCATGACGCCCTGTTGCAGGATCGCCGTGTCGTTGGCGTAGTACACGAACACGTTCGCATTCTTCGCATCCACAGCCGCAGCCTGGCCTACCGTCAGCGTTTCGTAGGTTACGCTTGGTTCCTGTTTGAATTTCAGGGTAATGGTGGTATTGCTGCCGTTGAAATTGACAGTAAACGCGCGACCGAAAGCTGAAACCGCCGCATAAGGGCTGCTGGTGGAATATTGAATAAAGGTACGGGAATACTTACCGGCCTTTAATTTAGACGCAACATCGGTCGTCGAAGTCGTGCTGATAATCTCGGCGTCGGCAGAGGTCACACCAAAGATACGGCTAAGGCTGGACGCTTCAATAAGTTTGGCGACCTCAATCACGTCATCAGCATCAAGCACATCGCCACCAGCGACAACATCATCAGCGACAACCAGCCCATACCAGTTGGTATATTGCAGGCAGGCATTAACAGCTTGCACGATGGTTTCAGTATCTCCACTCTCGGAAGAACTCAGCGTCTTCGCCCAGCGACCAACATAAACCTGTGTCGGCTTCGGTGACTGGCTGAAGAAAACCTGCGCTGCTTTATATTCCGGGCTGTCGACACCGAAGTCTTCGCCAATGTCCTCAACGGACGCATAAAGGCGAACGCGCTCCTGCACCGGAATGACAGTGGAAGAACCGAGGATCAGCAGCGCGCCGAAGTTACGACCAGTAGCCGCTTTCGGCGAGATGATCACATCAACGTTTACAACGTTGGATACAGGTAAACCCTGCGTCATAGTTTATTCTCCAAAAAAGGTGACTGGCGCTTCCACCAGCGATTTGATGCCGTACTCGCGCACAACCTTCCGGCGCAGGCGCACCGTCATGTCGTAGCGGCGAACCCATTGCTGGTTGATAAGTTCGGGGAAAGGGGTCAGACCGGTATAGTCGCCAAGAGACAGCCCAAGCGCGTTCAGCTCAGCATTGTTTTGCGGGACAGATATGCCATCGCGAAAACGGGACGCATAAGACATACCAGCCGGGCCATAGAACGACGCCATGCACTCGAACGTTTCATGTCGCCAGAGCTCAGCGCCCTCGTCAGTCTGATTGGTGAATGCAGGACTGTTATCAATGGGCCATCCGGTAACGCCGAACGCGCACCAGTTCGTTTCAATGGGCAGCAGTGGCGGCTGATCTTTCTGCCAGCGCGGGCGAACCATCCCAGCTGGCAAGCCGGAAACGTTGCGCATCCACTGGCTTAACAGCCTGTCTAGCGCTTCGTCATAATCCGGATCGCCGCTGGTGGGTGTCAGCCAGCCGCGCTCTGTGCTGGTGTTATTGCTCAACGGGAGTTCCCCCATCAAACGGCAACAGTTCGCAATGTGCCTGGACAAAGCCAGCACCGTAAGCTATATACGGGTCGACGAATGTCACGCGGTAATCACGGTTCTGATACGTCACGATATCGGCATCACGGCCAGTCTGCCCCTGCGTCAGCCGCTCAGTTGTCACAATGAGAATCGCGCCACTGATAACCTGCCCGGACTGCATACGTCGGTTTTCGAGAGAGCGGTCAACGGTAACAACTCCGGCAAACTGCGTTTTAACTTCACTGTCGCTGCCGATCCCGTCATCGTCCACCGTTTGCACGCGACGCGTTACCCACAGGTTGAAGTCGCAAAAATCGGGGTCAAAAAGTACGTCCGTCACATCAAGATTCGGCATCTTTATCCCTCACAACGTGGGTAATGGCTCTGCGATATTGCCCGGTGTCAATTAATGGTTTCACCAGATCGGTTCCGGGGAGCTCGCCAGCAACACGCCGGGCAAGTTCCAGTGTTGCCCCCTTGCGCCCCCGACGAGCCCGGGCTTCAACAGTGCTGTCAGCAAGCGGCGTAAAGCCGGTAATAGTCATGTAACGCCTGACGCCATTAGCGGCCAGCGTTCCGGCGCGGTTGAGCGATCTTTCCGCACCCGCCGCATTACCATCAAGCGCAGCCTGCGCCGCTGCTTTAAGCTGCGGCACTGTCTGTTCCTCTACCGATTTAACGCCGGGGATCAGGTGCGGGCGTGGGGGGATGTTTTGCGCTGGTGAGCCGTATTCGTTGACGTAACCGATCCCGGCATTACCAAACGGAACATCCTCACGCTCGCTGTCTTCTTCCGGGATGCCCACCAGCACTTCTTTTTTACCGATGGATTTGAGCGCATCCAGAATGGCCTGAGCGTTATCCACCCTCGTTGTCACACCGCTTTTGAAACTCATAGCTGGCGACCTCCCGCACCAAACATCGTGATCAGCTGATAAAATTCAGCGCCATATCGGGTGTTATTCCAGAAGCCTGCGTCAGGGTTTAGCGTCGCGCTGGTGTCATAGCTGACGCTTACCTTGTCAACGGACTTAGAGGACTGAACACCATTGGTTGAACCGCCCGGGCCGCCAACCAGCATCGCCCGGCTATCTGCCGCCCAAAGCGTCATGTAGTGCGCAACGAACAACTCGGCAAAATACGGAAACAACTTTTTGCCGGTGACCTTTTCGCTTAGCAGCACATCGGCCAGATTCAGACGAAACTCGATTTGCGCTTCGGGATATTTGGCAGGGTCAGCAAACTGCGGGAAGTCGCGGCGAAAATCACTTACTGTTGGCAGGCTTTGATTCTTTGGCATCTTTCGCCCCATTACCGCCAGTCTGGGCGGCAGCAATCTGCGCTTGCAGGCTGTCGTTCTGCTCTTGCAGCTTGAGCAGCGCTTCTTTCAGATCGGCAATCAGCTGATCTTTATCGACAATCTGCTTATCTTTGTCGGCAATCTGCGCTTGCAGGCTGTCGATAATGGGTTGCAGATCATCGGTGTCGCTAATCACGCTTTCGGAAAGCTCAGAGTGCGCCTGGGTGAACCAGTGAGACGCGACCTCTTCCGGTACGTTATGCCGCCCCCGGCCAAACTCCTGTTTTGACTGATCGCCGAGCGTCAGCGTAAACGGGGTGTGAACATGGATGGTAACCAGCTTTTCTTTCGCCATTTTCAGTTTCCTTCTGGCCCCTTTCGGGGCCGTTCTGGTTATCAGATACCGTCCACGTAGGACAGGGTTTCTTTGTACACTGGCTCAACCGCACCGAGCTTGCCGTAATAGGTCGCAATCTGGTACAGACCGCGATACTGGACAGGAACGCTTTGCAACGGCACCAGCGGATAGCGCACGTATTTCTTGTCGTTGGTGTAGGCGACCATACGGTCTTTACCGCCAACTCCGCGCCCTTTCAGCCATTTGACCGCTTTGATTTCCAGCGGAACGCCGTTCTGGTGGAAAGCGATAGTGTTCACGGCCAGATAGGTCAGCAGTGACTGGTTACCCGCTTCGGAAACCTTACGGCTCGCCAGCAGTGAATACTGCTCTGGCGGAATGCGCAGATCAGAAGGCACGACGGAATAACCGGATGCTGCCCAGGCATTCGACAGAATGCTGTTCACGCTATCGAGAATCTCGTCGTTGGTGGAGTTCGCCCAGGTCTTCGGCGCATTGTTCAGCGTCACACCGACAAGGTTTGCCAGCCCTTTCAGGCCGAGCGCATCATCGCCAATGTAAACCTGCTCGTCGTTGTCCATCTGCCATTTGAGCTGCATCCCGTCGTACTTCTGGGTATCAATCGGGCGACCTACCTGCTGAGCTGCTGCCAGCTCTACAACGGTCCAGCCCAGTTCCATGCCCCAGAGGTTCAGCGGATTGCCGTCTTTGCCGATATCAACATTCACGCCAGCAATAGCAGTGGAGTCTTTGCCTACCCAGTTTTTACCGTTCGGATTTGCGCCAGTACCCGCAGCGCCAAAACTGGTGTTAGTCCAGCTGGAAATGTCATCTGCGATAGAAACGTCTTCACGCAGCTGAATATCGCGGGTCCAGGTGTAACCCACCAGCGGCAGGTTCAACGTCTGGTCGAGTCGCTCCAGCTCCCCGATGAGAAAGGCACCAGAGCTATCAACGGTTGCCTGATCAAAAGTAATCATTCGTCTGTTCCTTAAATCTTCCAGGAGATTTCTGCATTGCCGTTAGCGCCACCGGCCCCTGTGAATTCGGCGTTGGTCAGCGCCACGTTTTTGCCACTGACGGACGTGGACATGAAGCCGCCCAGCGGCACTTTGATGGATTCATCAGTGGAGACGACAACGTATACCGGGTCGCCTTTTTTGATGGTGCTGGCATCAAAATCAGAACCGAGATTAACGGTCATGTAGCCACGCTTCATGGCGTCACCCGGGAAGTTCTTATCCGTCCCCACCTGGCGAACCATGTCTGGCTGCGATGTGGTCGGATACGGACGAACGTAGATCCCCTTCACCTTGTCGGCGGTGTCACCGTCCGCCAGCGGCACGAAAAAGCCGTCAGCGTCATATTTGCCAGCCAGACCATAGGCAGCGAAGGCGTTAGCGGATTTAAGGATCACCGGTTCGACGGTTAAGTCCTGCGGGCGAGAGATAGCCCCGGCAATGCCAACAGGCATCCGGTACAGATATGCAGTCATTGGATTATCCTTTGCGGTTAGACCAGAAGTCGGCGTTTTGTTTGTTCAGGGAAGCGATGCTGGTCATGCCCATATTTGGACGTTGTGCATCGCCCGTGGTGCTGCGGGTGTTTCGCCCTTTGGCAATCTCAGACACGGCGTTAAACGCCATATCGACCGATTGCTTGGGCAATTTGCGGATATCTGCATCACCGACAACCTGGCGAACCAGTGTTTTGTCAGCGGCGGACAGCACATCACGTTTGAACGCGGTCGGTTTCACCTTACGGCTCAGATCGATACCCGGAACGATAACTTCGGCACGATAAGCAGCGTCACCGGTAATCGTGGTTTCCTCTTCGTCGTCCTCACCGTCGCCGGTAGGGTCTTTGTTATCTTTGCCGTCAGGCTTATCGTCGTTATCGCCCGTTGCAGTACCTTCCAGCTTAGCCAGCAGGGCTTTGAGCAAGGTTTTGATATCGTCCTCGCCGTCGCCGGTTGGCTCTCCGCCCATTTCCGGCTTTTTGTCCGGCAATGGTTGCTGCGGTGAAAGGTTAATGTTGAGGTTAACGCCGCTCGGCAGATCCCCTTCGTCACCCGTTACCGCCGCTGGCGCAGAGTCCAGCAGTTCGTTCATGGTGTCAGCGTCACCCGTTTTGATGGCCGTGCGCATGCGGGTCCACCAGCTTTTCTTTTGATTTGCCATTGTGTCTCTGTCTCCAATTGCACAACGATTTCCGGCTCTGCCTTTAGGGACAAGAGCCACATGGTTTCCGGTGATATCGACCTGCTCGGCTTTTCCGGGTTCGGTCTGCTTGTACTCAGCGTCATAGCCGCACGACACTTCGCGCAGACCATCTTCGATAAGCTGAATGGCGCTTTCGTCTTTGACGATAAGGTCTGCCAGCATCAAATCAGACTGGTCACCAGTCCCGCGCCGCACATTCTGAAGATGCCCGACCGCAAGCTCTTTCCAGTTCTCGGGGTTGACCAGCCGCACATTCCCGTTTTCATCTTCAGGATGCAGGATCGTGATGCTCATCCCTTCGAATGAGGCGAGCGTGGCCGGATGGAATACCTGCTCAGGAGAACGCGTGACGACTATTTCACCGAACTTATCGGGTTTCAGTTTTGGCAGGTCATCAGCACCATAGAGCTGCTTACCTGTTCGTCCTATCGGCACGTCTTTGCACAGCAACGAGCCGTCAGCCAGCTGATAGCGGGTTTCCCCCAGCCGGGTATTGAAAAAATATTTCATGGTTTACCTGCGATTCAGGCGAGATAAGAATGAGGGTTGGGGAAGACGATTTCTTTGTAACAGCGGCAGTTCGGGAGCTCGCCAGCGTGACCGGTCATGCCGTCAAGCGTTGGAGGTCGGCCCCATTCGACAAACTTCCCTTCCATCTCTCGATGAGAATGCCGGACGTCGCCATCTTCGGCTGTACGCCAGATATAACCATTCGAGCCGATTGACAGCGCACGCGCCTGATCCAGTGCACCGGTTGCGCGCCCAAGCTCAGTCCGGGCGATAAGGTTCGCTCGTGAGCGTGACACGTCACCGGAAGCAGCTATCTCTTTCGCGAATGGCTCAGCGCGGCCACCAGTTACTACAGCCTCGATGGCCTTGTTCTGAATGTCATACACCCGATCGGCGGCCTCAAGAGGCAGAGATTTGATGTACTTAATTTGCTCGGCGACGATGGATTTCATCACCTGGCCTACCGGGGCGCGGTCGACCATGTTGCGTAGTTCTGCGCTGATGTTCCGACTGTGCTGACGCCACTGCTTTTCATTCTGGCGCGCAATGTCGGCGGTGAAGCTCTCAGCAACCTTAGTCGCCCAGGGAGTGATGATTTCGCTGTAGCGCTCCAGCGCATCCATTATTTCGGTGACGCTATCGTTTGAACCATCGTAGCGACCATTTACGATATCCCCGACCGCCCGCGCTATCTGCCGTAGGCTCGTTCGATATCGGATCTCCGCCTGGCGGCTCTGGCGGTTTGTCGCCAAGTTCGCCGATGCCTGGCGGCGCTTCGTCTTCGGCATTCTCGATATCCTCGTCGGTAATGGATGCCCCGATGCCGGTGACGTCAGAGTTTTCGCGCAGGTCGGTCATCGCCGCCTTACGCGTCATCAATCCGTCGCCCAGCGCGGTACTGATCGCGTTGGTGGTGTTTACGGCCACCGTTGATCGGTCAACGTCTGACATTTGCCATAGCGGGTTAAACTCAAACGTGAAATCGTCCGGCAGCGGCTTTCCGAGTTCCGAGCGGTGCATAATGTCCAGTATCCGGCGCATCGGCAGTCGTAAGCGGCGCTCCTGCAATGAGCTCACCCGGTCGTAATAGTTGGCGAGGTCTGCATCACCAGTAGAGAAGCCTTTCGGGGATTGACCGAACAGGCGTACCAGCGGGATACCAACGGCACCGCTGATCTGCTCAGCAAACTGCGAAAGAATGTCATCCAGACCACTAAAGCTGTACTGGTGGGTTTCGAACTTATCCCGCGAGTCCATGAGCGTCATGCCTTCATTGCTCTGGAACTGGCGGATCAGGTCGATGTTCTTCAGCAACGCTTCGAACGCCGGGCCTCCAAGCGCGATAAGCTCGCGCAACTTCTCCACGCTATAGGTACGCAGATGCGCTTTATAGACCAGCTGCGCCGCGCCGACAGTAGCGCTATCGAACGCAGTAAGCCGATCCCAGATACGCTCTACAACCGACATTCCCCATTCGTTCTCGGTCATCTTCTGCTGAAATGGCAGCGTGACGCCATCAAAGCGAATCAGACGACTGTGATGAATGCGCCAGGCAGGAATTCCCGTTGCTGTGGTCACCACATCGTAAAACTCAGGTTTACCCAGGTCCGGCCCCATCTCTTTAATGCGGCGGGTCAGGACCGGGTTAATCATCCAGCGGTCGAGCGGGAGAATGCCCTTAAACTTGCCTTCTCCAATGGTTTCGAGCCTCAGCGGGGTCATTGGTGCCTGCCCCTCAATCATGATGAAACCCACCGCGCCGCCGTAGAGACGCGACCATTTCAGCACGTCGTTCAGCGCATCCCAGATTTGCAACTCATCCAGTTGTGATTCGAGAATGCCGCGATCTTTTGCATCAATTTCCGAAGTGATGCGAATGCCTTTGCGGGTCATATCATCCGGGATAGCATCGACCGCTTCGCCGATGATCCAGGACGAACGATAGGACCATTCCACCAGCATGCGGTTGCGACTGGTGAAGTTAGCCCGGTAGGTCGATGCTGAGTGCTGGTTAGGCGTCTGCATTCCCACGCGGGCGACAAAGTTCTCATAGCCATCAGCGGTGGCCTGCGCAGTTCTCCGCAGGGCTTGTTTGTTTCGTGCCATCAGGCCTGTCTCCCTAGCAGCTCCCAGATGTTCAGGGCTGAATTCATTGGCGCGTAGCTGATCATCACCGAGTCGGCAAGGTTTGGCGACCGGGTTCCATCAGGCTGTTTATCAATAACGATTTTCCCCACGCCATTAATGGAGTAGGTCGGCTGCGACAGCTCAATGATGAGTTTGTCTTTGCTCGCCATGGCGCTGCTGATTGAGATGATTTCGTCCGGGTTGTAGGCCATGCCCTCAACCACGGCGCGATAGGTGTTCTGGAAAAGCTTGCGTAGCCACCACCAGCTCTGGGCTTTGGCGTTGGCGAAGAAGTCCTTGTTCAGGCGTGCGGCCTGTCCGTTGTCCCCGCGCACCGCTTCATCGTCCGGATCAAATACCGCGCCGCTACCACGAAACGGTGTGGCGAGTATTGACGGTCGGCGCGCTGCGTAACGCAGTTCGTTGATGGCGCGCGCATCGCCGCGAACGCCAGCACCCAGGCCGTCCTCGTCGAAGCGAAACTCTTCGAGGTTGTCCTGTTCGCAAAAGCCGAAGACCTTCTCAACAGACTGGTAAATGTCGCTGCCAACGCCGGACCATTCACGCACGTTCTCCAGGAGGAAGCCGTGACGGGTCGAAAAGGCGTTTTTGTCCCGGCCTTCGTCGGCGACGTCCATCGCGCCCAGGCGTTTGCCCGTTGGCTGGATGCCCAGCTTAATATGAGCGTCGACGGCAGCCTGTACCCAGTCGGACGGGATCAGGACGCCTTCCGCAGATGCGCTGTAGTTCAGGTCAAGTTCCTGCGCTACCACCACCGGATTGTCGATTTTCTCGCATTCCCTGCGATACCACTCTTCATCCTTGCGCGGGTCATTTCGCCAGTGGAATGTGAATACCGGTATCTTCCCGCCGTGACGCTTCTGCGCGAACGGGTTCGCCATGCCGTTAACCGAACTCAGGTCGATACGGCAGCGAGTGGTTTGCGACAGCGCCGCATCAATCAGCAGAGGGCGCTGGAGGAATGCGGCCTCATCCACCAGGTAGAGCGTGGTACGGTCACCACGACCAATATTATCGCCAGCCTCGCCTTTGATAACGGCACCAGTTTCAGGAAACTCAACACGCATATATGGCGCGTGCTTCTTCTCGCTCCACGAACCGCGAAACTCTACAGGTAGTGTTTCCACGAACTTGCGCGCCTTCCAGAACAATGCTTTCGGGTCACCAGTGCTGTCGACGTATTCCTCTTTACGGGAGCCGAAACCGATAACCATTTCTTTGTTGAAGAGACAAAGCGAGCAGGCCAGTCCGATCGCGGTCCAACTGAGCCCCATTTCACGGGATTTTTCGGTAATACCATTCTCCCGATTACCCCAGCGTTCCATAATCCAGTGGATCCACTCCTCCTGCTTAGGGAATAGTAAAAACGGAATGGTCACCGGCAGGCCATAATCAATATTACGCGGGTCCGTTGTCATGCCCCAGTCGATGATGAACTGAGCCGGATTGGTTCGGTAAAACTGTTTTAGTGCAGGCAATATTTCAGGATTCTGGCGAATGCGCTGTAAGCGTTCCATCCGCCATTCAAAAACCATCTGGTAATCAGGATGTTTAAAATCGAAGGGGAATGGTAACGGCATACTTAGCCCATCATTTTTCTATACGCCTCTGCAGCCTGCTCCGGCGTTAAGTTGGTAATTTCTGTTCTGACTGGTCCTCCATCAGCGCCAGTCACTTCATTTTTGACGTTGTCTTTAAACGCCTGAACAGAAACATGACGCCCAAGCAACTCAAGGTTTTTAACCTTATCAGGCCATTTGATTTTCTTCAGAAGTGCGGCGCTATCTGCGGATACCATCTCGACGACATCCATACCCGATAGAGTCGTTCTCCATACTTTGGGCCAGTCTTTAATCGGCTTCAGTTCGCCATTGGCAAGCAGGATATCCAGCACGTCCATCTGGTCTATTTCAGTCAGCCGTCGCAATACATAGGCAGCGTCTATACCTACCTCTTCATTGCGTTCAGCCTTTAGCTCAGCAATGCGATCTGCTATGTCAGGTTTTGACAGGTTCTCGCTACCAGTGGCGCGAGCAGTTTTTTCGCTGTAACCCGCCCTGATAGCTGCCTGAGTGGCGTTTAAATCTTTCAGGTACTCACGGGCAAACAGCTCTTGTTTGTCTGTGAGCTTTGCCATTGTTGGCTCCGTTTATCCGTTAAAAGGGATATCAGTTAAGTTATCCCGTGCAGGGTATAAGCCATTGTCGAGACCACTCATTGAATGGTCTCTGCAATAACCGATGTCTTTCCATCAGTCCGCCACCACAAAGAATCTTTTTTGCCATAAGGCTGGAGGTTCATCTTTCAGTGGCTGCCAGTGTTATTTCCCCACTTACTGGCTTGGGTTGTTTCGCTGTACTGCCGTAACTGGTTGCCCAGAATAAATTCCGGTTTCATTATCAAGCCCACCCGTAGATAGGCTTTGTAATGGCTACTTCTTCAGAAATGATTCGATGAATTCACGTCGGGGATGACGATAGTTCAGAATATCTTCTGGCATCCTCATAAAGCGGTTGTTGCCGTCTTTGGCAGTAACAAAACAGCTGTGAACTCCGCAGACATCCGTTTTTATTGTGTCGCTATACTCAAAAAGCAACTGAGCCATCTTCTCTTGCCATTCTGGCGGCATAGCCTCCATGAATACTCGCGGCATCACGCAGAACGGCGCATGCGTAAGACCAAACCACAGTTGCAGGTCTTTACGATATTCTTCATCCATCGTCTTTACCTTTGTTGCAATAAAAAGCCCCGCAAATGCGAGGCTAAATCCTGGTATTTGTAATGAACTGACTCTTATCTCAACGCAGCCCCTTACTGCGCGCCAGATGCTCAATATCAAGCATCAGCAATGAGATGTTTAATCTGGATTTACTCCAGAAGTGATCACCACCCTGTCTACAGAGCCAGATGTGAAGGATGATGAGTAAAATTATCGCTATCATCGAAGGCATTGCGTCCTGATGTACTCCTGCAGGTAGTTAACCTGCGCGGTTATCCTGTCTATTCCACTTCGGAGACGGTAATAATTGAGTTCAGCATCTGCTGTAAGTCTTGGGCTTTCTCCATCGCCCATGCTGCTGGCTCCGGTCGTTGACTTTGCACAGGTGGCGGCGACTTGCAGGCGCTTACGCCCAGCAGAAACATCAGCACGGAGACTTTCGATAGTCGCGTTAGCATCAGCAAGCTCCTTTGTGTATCTGGCGTCTAGTTCTGCTACATCACGTTGACGCTTCTGCATGTCAGCGATGATGGATGCGGCTTTGTCGCGCTGCTCTTTGTAGGCGATGGCGTTATCACGGTAATGATTAACAGCCCATAACAGGCAAACGATGATGCAGATAACCAGAGCGGAAATAATCGCGGTGACTCTGCTCATACCTCAATCTCTCTGACCGTTCCGCCCGCTTCTTTGAATTTTGCAATCAGGCTGTCAGCCTTATGCTCGAACTGACCATAACCAGCGCCCGGAAGTGAAGCCCAGATATTGCTGCAACGGTCAATTGCCTGACGAATATCACCGCGATCAATCATCGGTAAAGCGCCACGTTCTTTAATCTGTTGCAGTGCCACAGCGTCCTGGCTTTTCGGAGAGAAGTCTTTCAGGCCAAGCTGCTTACGATAGGCATCCCACCAACGGGAAAGAAGCTGGTAACGCCCGGCGGCTGTTGATTTGAGTTTTGGGTTTAGCGTGACAAGTTTGCGAGGGTGATCGGAGTAATCAGTGAATAGCTCTCCGCCTACAATGACGTCATAACCATGATTTCTGGTTTTTTGACGTCCGTTATCAGTTCCCTCCGACCACGCCAGCATATCGAGGAACGCCTTACGTTGATTATTGATTTCCACCATCTTCTACTCCGGCTTTTTTAGCAGCGAAGCGTTTGATAAGCGAACCAATCGAGTCAGTACCGATGTAGCCGATAAACACGCTCGTTATATAAGCGAGATTGCTACTTAGTCCGGCGAAGTCGAGAAGGTCACGAATGAACCAGGCGATAATGGCGCACATCGTTGCGTCGATTACTGTTTTTGTAAACGCACCGCCATTATATCTGCCGCGAAGGTACGCCATTGCAAACGCAAGGATTGCCCCGATGCCTTGTTCCTTTGCCGCGAGAATGGCGGCCAACAGGTCATGTTTTTCTGGCATCTTCATGTCTTACCCCCAATAAGGGGATTTGCTCTATTTAATTAGGAATAAGGTCGATTACTGATAGAACAAATCCAGGCTACTGTGTTTAGTAATCAGATTTGTTCGTGACCGATATGCACGGGCAAAACGGCAGGAGGTTGTTAGCGCGACCTCCTGCCACCCGCTTTCACGAAGGTCATGTGTAAAAGGCCGCAGCATAACTATCACTGATGAATTCAGGATAGCCAGTGGCTACGGCTCAGTTATGGTGCTGGTTAACGGACTTGAACCGCTACCCATTCGCTTACAAGGCGACCGCTCTACCATTGGAGCTAAACCAGCATGTTTGGCGGGACAGCGTGGACTCGAACCACGATAAGAAGGTTAACAGCCTTCCGTAATGACCTTTATACGACTGACCCAAATAAAAAAAAGCCACCGTTGCAACTTAAGAGTCACTAACGGCAGCTTACATCTTTAAACGGTATGATATTTCATTCTGGCTGCCTCAAAAGCCGCAGCGGCAAGTTCGGCAGTGTCATGGTATCCAAGGTTAATACACTTTCCAGACGCATTAATTCTTGCTCTCCATTTCCCGTACTTAGCATCCCAAGACACGCCACGGTATCCAGATTTATTATTCTTCTGAATTTTCCTGTTTTGCATATTTTCGGAATGAGTGACAAGACGAAGATTTGATATCCGGTTATCTGTTCTTACCCTGTTGATGTGATCAATAAAACCATCGGGCATGGTGCCATAAACAATCAACCATGCCAGTCTGTGAGCAGGGTATGCTTTACCATTAATCATAATCATTAAATACCCATCAGAATTTATTGATGAGCATTTCTTGAAAGCAAAACGAGAGTTCCATGTCAAAGTGGTCCTCTCTCTCCCCTGCCTCCATCTCCAGTGAAAGTCGCCTGATGATGGATTGTAATCAACAACAGAAAGCACCATTTCTGGCGTTAATTTTATTTCTTTCATCGCTTTACCTTAGGGATAGAGCCTGTTCGCGTAGATATGACAGCCAAGAGCGGAGCGATGTTTCCACCACCATATCTCAGGCCCATATCACTAAGACTCTTGTTTTGATTGCACGCGAATGCAAAAAAGCCCACAGGAGGTGGGCTTGTGATGGTTGCTGAATGCAAAAGCAGCAGCATATGTGAATATTATGGCTAAATGGATAATTGCATGTCAAGGCCTTTAACAGCAACATGCTTAACTTTCTCAACACGTTTACGCATTTTGAAAGCATTTTGCATTGGCTGGTACAAAACAAATAACGACGCTTTCAGGATGTCGTCAATTTCGTTTCTACAGGTTGCCAGTGAAGGTTTTCTCCATCCCTCGCCACCACGTCCACACATCTTGCGTGGCTTTGCAGTCGCGTGATAGTAGGATGCAATTGCTCGCTTAGATGAACCATGAGCGTAGTAGCTGAGGAGGATGCCAAAGGCTTTCTTGTCAATGTACATGACGGAATCGACGACCTGAGAAATCAACATTCCATCATCATCATTGCACATTGGCCTTGTCATAACTCTTCCCGGCTCTACGCTCTCCATGAACTTCGCTATTACGCTGCTCATGCGCTTTTCCAGACGACCTGAATAAACCCATGCGCCCCACAGTTCAAGCCAGCCATTCAGCCACTCATGCTGTTCTTTGGTGAGGTTTAGTTCTCTTATGCCCACGCGCCTTCTCCCTGTACCTGAATCAATGTGAGGTTTCCGCAGAACACTGCGCCGGTATCGATATACATCTGGTTGGCAAATTTGAGTGGTTTCACTGCTGGCGTATGACCAAAGATGAACGTGTCCGCTCCTTTGATTTCTTTTACGATCCCGTCTTGTGAGTTGCTGATTCGTTCGCGGTTCCAGATTACCTGCTGATGATCAACTGGCTTTCCAAACTCGTATTCGTCACAAGGATAATCGGCGTGGCAGATGACATATTTTTTATCTTTGCTCACCAGTTCGATGATTAACGGAAGTTCTTCTGCTTTATGGGCAAGAGCTTTAGCCAGAGTTTCTTTGTCGTAATCGAGATTAAAGAACCAACTACCGCCATTAAGCAGCCAGTGATTGACGTTTCCGCACTCTGATAAGCCATCAATCATCATTTGCTCATGGTTTCCACGTACAGCTATGAACCAGGGGAATGTGATTAATTCCAGGCATTCGACGTTCTCTGTACCGCGATCGACCAAATCGCCAACCGAGATAAGCAGGTCTTTTTTGGTGTCGAATCCTATCGTCTCCAGTTTTTTCATCAGGTTCGTGTAGCATCCGTGCAGATCGCCAACTACCCAAATATTTCGGTATTTGCTGCCATCAATTCTTTCGTAATAGCGCATCTCTTTCACTCCATCCGCGATGAACCATAAGAACGTCGTTGACGATGGCGTGCATTTTCCCGTCTTTATCATCAACGTATTTTCTGACCGTGCCGCGACTACATTTCAGTCTGCGTGCTACTTCTGTCTGGTTTCCGTATGCTTCAACGAGCATGTCTGGAATGGTTTTTACTGAGAACGTCATGCGGCCTCCAGTAGCTCTGTAATCATTGGCAAACTGCCGCATGTTTCAGTCACAACCAACAAAAGCATTCCACCTTTAATCGCCTGATAGCGAATGACGCGCATATCGTCTATCTGACCGTCATCCAGCCAGAAGCCCGCACTGGTGAGTGCGTCAAAAACGGCTTTTGGCAGATTGTCCAAATCTCGTTTGCGGTTATCGGGAGGTGCTGCGTGGATGGTTATTCTGATGCGAGGTGTGATTTTGATGTCTAGCTGTTGTTGCTGGATTAATTCGATTACTTCTTCTTGGTATCTCTTACCCCAGTCGCTGATGTAGTGGATCCCTCTTGAGTGTCGCCAATATCGGTTGTTTGAAGGAGGCCACGGCAATTTTATTCGGTAGGTTTTCATGACTTAATCTTCCCCTCCTTCAGCAGTATCGCCTGCGTCCTGATCACGCCTTCGAGGTGGTAAAGTCTGGCGTCTTTGTTGTCGAGATTATGGGTGCGTCGGTCGATCTCCGCGTGGCAGTCACTACAAGCCCATGCACCGATCAGGTCGTCAGGCTTCATTCCCGTTCCGCAAATTCCAGCCATCCGGTAATGTGCCAGAACTGTAGTTTCAGGATTACCATTGCATACGCCGTAAATACGTACCTGGCATTCTCTGCCGCGTGCTTCTTTGCGTAGGTTAGCCATTAAGCAGCCTCCCCTGTTACTTTCAGCATTCCGTTATCGAGCAGCTTTCTGGTCAGCCACTGTTGACCACGCCCGGTGATTTTTGTGGTGAACGATATCTGTATTCCGTGATTTGTGTTGACCGCTGTTTCTTTCACTGCGAAATAGCCACGATCCATATATTCCTGCATTGGCACATTGCGCCGGGAACCTGAAGCAATAAGGATTTTGTGATCGCGCATCCACGCAAACAGTTTGTTTGGACCAATTCCAACAACCTTTGCAAAGTTTCCAATCAAAATTCCGCTGGCCTCGCCAACGCGATCGGCAAACTCAACTTTAGGTGCGGCAATTGCGAGCTGGTTTTCCAGTTGCATTTTCTGCTCAGCAAGATCAGCAGCAAGGCGCAACGCTTCTGGTAGCGTTTTGGGGATATTAACCGCAGTTTCTTCAAGCTCTCGCCAACGGTCAACAAGACGAGCGGTGAATTCCGGCGACAATTGGGCGACGACAATAATGCTGTCTCGCTTTCCTTGTTCGCCCTCGAAGACGTAGAAATCACGCTTCCCGGTAATAACACCTAAATCATTGATTATGTTAGTGTGCTGCAATGCAGGAGGCTTGATAACGCCACGTTTCACCAATCTATCTATGGATACTTTTACATTGCTATGGCGGCTTTCTACCAACTCAGCGATTTCAATGCTTGTCATTTTGATGGCATTGCCATTTATTAACTCATTCATCGTCTTCTTCCTCGTACATTGAGCTATTCGGATCGCTCATCAGTTCTGCGCAGCAGTGCTCACACACGTTAACTTCCAGCACATGCAGCTTCTGACCGCAGTTAGCGCACGTTAAAGCTCGCTCGACGCTTTCTTGTTCGTAACTTCGATTTTGGTCAATCACCTTGTTTTCCTCGCACGTTCTCTAAGCCACCGGATATCCCACAGGTGAGCCGTGTAGTTGAAGGTTTTTACGTCAGATTCTTTTGGGATTGGCTTGCGTTTATTTCTGGAGCGTTTCGTTGGAATGTATTTGCAGTTTTCGCAGATGATGTCGGTGAAACTTCGTCGCTGTCGCCTCATGCCGCCCTCCTGACGCCCTGCCCGATCGCCATCAATGCCGCTTTGGATACGGTAGTAAACATCCGTCGAGGACTGATGAACGGTCGCCAAATCAGCAGCATGGAGCCTTTGCTGTTTCCCTTCTTCTCCAGCCCTGTCGATGGTTCGATAAAATTAATCCGTCCATCAGTGATAATGCGAACTTCGTCGACACTCTCCAGAGCCTTGCTGAACCATCCGACTGACATATCCTCTGGCACAAGCATAACTACCGTCTGTCGCTGTTGTATGCACTGCTCAGCGGCTTTTTCCACCCACGGCCTGATATTGCTGTACGGTGGGTTATTCCAGATTGCTCCGTGGCTTACCCACTCAGAATTGAGCGCGTCGTCGGCCTCAGTTAGCCAGTGAGCGCACAGAGCATTTTTGTCGCTCGCAGCTGAATCCAGCCAGAATCCAAACTCAATATCCAGTGCATCAAAAAGCCAAAGCGGCGTTTGCCAGCAGTCCTTGTCGTGTGCTGGCGTATTTGATTTGATAGTCATGCAGCCCGATCTCCCCATCGCGCTTTCCATTCGAGAGCCAGTCGCGCTTCGTCTGACCACTTAACGCCACGCTCTGTACCGAATGCCTGTATAAGCTCTAATAGCTCCGCAAATTCGCTTACACGCATCCTGCTGGTTGACTGGCCTATTACCACAAAGCCATTCCCGGAAAGGTTAGGAACAACATCCTGCTGCTTTAATGCTGCGGTAAACACACACTTCCAGCTTTCTGCATCCAGCCAGCGACCATGCCATTCAACCTGACGAGAGACGTCACCAAGGCAAGCCCAAAGCTTTCGATTCTGGTCTAAGCTGCGGTTGCGTTCCTGAATGGTTACTACGATTGGTTTGGTTGGGTCTGGAAGGATTTGCTGTACTGCGTGAATAGCGTTTTGCTGATGTGCTGGAGATCGAATTTCAAAGGTCAGTTTTTTCATGACTTCCCTCTCCCCCAAATAAAAAGGCCTGCGATTACCAGCAGGCCTGTTATTAGCTCAGTGATGTAGATGGTCATCAGAATCCTCCTTTCTTCTTGGACTGCGGTTCCTCGCGTTCACGGCGGCGCATTTCAGCAGACTGTTGGTCTGTGTCATAAATAGCGCCATTTGCCTGAATGCAATACACCGTGCCGGTATTGCCATGACGATTGAGACGAAGGATTAGTTCGGTTTCACCAGGCGGAACACTGTCATCAAAAGCACCTTCACGATGGATCCCCACCCAATAATCGCAATCCTGTTCAATCTGCCCTGTATCGCGCGAGTCACTTGGTAATGGGCGTTTATTGGTTCGGCTTTCCAGTGCGCGGTTAAGCTGCGTCAGAAGCACAACAACGCAATCAAGCTCTTTGGCAAGGTTCTTCAGTCCTTTGGTGATCATGCCGTAAGCAAGGTCGTTGCGATCGGCCTTCTCAGCGGTCATTAGTGTCAGGTAATCGACCAGAATCATGCCAACACATCCTTTTTCTCGCTTGATTCGACGGCTTTCGCTGACGATTTGAGCCAGAGATAATCCCGGCGTGTCGTCGATGTAAAGCATGTCGATTTCACTCAAGCGATTAGCTGTTTCGATCGCCCTGTTGAAGTCACCATCGTAATCACCCTGATAGCCGTCATCAGCGTCATTTGTCGCCGGAAGGTAAAAAATATTCGGGTTAACACCAGACTTCTGCCCTACCAGTTTTTCCAGTATCTGATCACCTGGCATTTCAAGGCTGAACATCAAAGCGGGCTTTTTCTCATGCACTGCGCAATTGATTGCCATCTGGCTGTATAGCGTCGTTTTCCCCATCTTAGGGCGAGCGCCAATGACAAACAGAGAGCCTTTCACCAGACCTTTCGGTGACAGCATCCTGTCCAGCGATGGGATCCCTGTGCTCATTCCCCGTTGTTCGCCTGATGGGTCAAATCGCTTCTCAAGGTCGCTAACCCAGTCTTCCATGACCTCACCAAATGAACGAAGGCCGCGACGCGATCCGGTTTTTGCATGGTCTGTCAGTTGCGTGAAAATCGACTGAATAGCTTCGTACTTCTGCGTTGCAGTCATTCCGTTGCGGGAATAGAGCAATTCCGTCGCTTCAGTCATGCGGTTGATGGCGTAGCGTTCCATTGCGGTTTCACGAACCTGCATTGCATAGGCAACGATGTTTGCTGCGCTTGGCGTGTTCTTTGCGATCTCAGCGATATAAGCAAAACCGCCAACAGACACAGTTAACGATTTACGCTCCAGTTCATCGAAAAGCGTCAGGCCATCTACTGGCTTTTGCTCACGGTGCATTCTGGTTATTTCTTCGAAAATGATTTTGTGTGGTCGGCTGTAAAATGAATCAGGCTTCAGCATCGCCAGAACTTTCTGGACGCGCTCACTGCTGTCATCATCCAGAAGCAATCCACCAATCACCGCCTGCTCTGCCTCGATGCTATGGGGCGGCGCATAAAAATTATCGGTCATCGTGTTCACCCTCACGAACTTTCAGGTAGGTATTATCGTTAAGCAGGAAATCAAATCCCTTTTTGTGCCAGACAGTTCCGCGTTGATGGTTTGGACGCTCTTCGAACATCCATCGGCAATTTTCGCCTACGTAGCTCAAATAATTTCTCCAGTCCTGCATCGTGAACCCATGCCCGTCAAGCTGGCGGGTTATCACTCCGGCTTTGCGCCAGAACGTTCGGATCTGGTTTTTACGCTTGTCATTCAGTGCGCGGATTCTTGGCGCTTCAGGAAGGATTTCGTGGTAAGCATCGACAACATCCTGACAGCTGACGGAAGGTTTTTTCTTGTCAGACTTTTTGTCTGCTGCGGTACTCTCTAATACGTCAGTATTAGAGATAATATTATTATATTCTTTATCTGTGGTAATTTGCTGGTAATCTGCTGGTACAGTATTGCTTGCAGGCATTGGTATTGCTGGCTTTGAGGTGGTAATTTGCTGGTAATCTGCTGGTACAAAATTTGACTGATAATCGTCATATTTCTCTACCGAGAAAACTGAGAATTTACCGTGTGAAACCCAGTCAATCATGCCGAGTTTTTTGAACTTTCTAAGCAGGTACTGAACGCGATCTGGTTTGAGTCCTGTTTCAAACGCCAGAGAGTTTCTACCACCAAGTAGCTTCCCTCTGCCTACCAGAATTTCTCCTGCGTCAGTCATTACATACTCAGGCGTATGCTTTGCTTTGAGGATTAAGTGAACCCACAGATGCGCTGCTTCTGCGTCCTTGTAAAACGGCACATCCATAATTTTACGGTGCAGCAAGGCATACCCCTTACCGCTGCTTTGATGCGGTTGTTGGAGCCTTCTGGCCTCTCTGGCTTCGGCTAGATTAGATATGTTACTCATGACCTTTCTCCTTCTGCATCAGCTTCACTTTTTCCAACTCAGCCCGGAATCGACCAGGCTGCTTGAAGCTGGACAGGAAGCGATCACGTAGTATGTGTTTGTGAATTTTGTCCTGGTAAGGACTGAGTTGTTTTGTCATAATTACTCCTGTGGATTGATCCAGTAATTCCCTCAGAATTGCATATCAATTTGCTTAAAATCCTCGGTGGCAGCCGGGGATTTTTTCTTTGTGATTTCATCAAGCGCATACTTAAAAGCCCTGCTAATCGGACTGATGTCTGATGCCATTCCGAAAGCACACAAGACCGAAGCAATAAATCTCCAGTCCGTTCTGCTTATCTTCGATTCATGACAGCCAATCATCTTTGCCAGACCGCGCTGGGTAATAGTTGACAGATTGATAAGTAAATCTGTTTCTGCGCGATCAACGTCACGCTGTGATAGTTTGCTGTAACTTGTTTGTTCCATTTCTTAATATTTCCAATAGTGAATAGTTAGTTGAAAGGTATGCGTGGAAACGCATGTGGCCTTAGTTGGTCAGATATATTGGGACTCGCTTTGTCAGCGACGTAGGACGAATGTCCATTGTGAAAAGAGCGGTGTTACTTATGCTGCTGATGCTCTACGCGATACGAACACCAGGTTTTCCTTTTTCACGGGTTTATAGGCCGTGAAATTACGAGTAGCTTCTTCGATTGCATTCGCTTTATCAGGGGAAGCTCTTCGAAATCCATATGCAATCTGGTCAAGATAGCCAACTGAAGTTTTCGCTAATGCGGCGAGTCGCTTCCATTCCTCACTAGAAGCCTCTTTTCGCCAGCGTAGTAGTTCATTACTCATTAGTGCCTCCGTTTATCATACAGAATAACTTTACCATTTTGATAAATCAAACGCAATGTAAATTTATCATATTGCGTATTTATCCATTTGCTAAATAGAGGGAAAATTGTGAGATGGAAAACAAAGATATTCGCAAATCGAATCTGGCGTTTTTGCTAGATGAGCATAAAAAAATCGCGGGTAACACTAATGCAAGCTTTGCCGATAAGCTTGGGGTTAGCCCTTCTCAACTCACGCAAGTCTCCGGTGAAAAAAGCACTCGAAACATAGGGGATAAACTAGCAAGAAAATTTGAAGCCGCACTTGGGTTACCTAATGGGTGGCTTGATTTGGTACATGATGTAACACCAATTGCATCATGCTCAGATTCTTTAACTTTTGTCGGTCAGGTAAGAAAAGGGTTAGTGCGCGTGGTTGGTGAGGCAATTCTTGGTGTTGATGGTGCCATCGAGATGACCGAAGAGCGCGATGGGTGGCTCAAAATTTATAGCGATGATCCAGATGCCTTTGGTCTTCGTGTGAAAGGAGACAGCATGTGGCCTAGAATAAAATCAGGAGAATATGTACTCATTGAGCCTAACACCAAAGTATTCCCGGGTGATGAGGTGTTTGTCAGAACCGTTGAAGGACACAACATGATCAAAGTTCTTGGCTATGACAGAGACGGAGAATACCAGTTTACAAGCATCAACCAGGACCATAGGCCAATAACGTTGCCTTATCATCAAGTAGCAAAGGTGGAGTATGTGGCTGGTATTCTGAAGCAATCTCGCCATCTGGATGACATCGAGGCAAGGGAGTGGCTGAAAAGTTCGTGACTTCATCGTCACATAGCTGATAGCCAGTGGCCTGAAGAGACGTTTGGGTGATTGTTTTATTTTTCACGTAATAGGATGATTTATGACACAGTTTCAACTTGCATTAATCGCTAGAGAAGTTGATGGAGAAGTCATCCATCTTCGCACCAAAGACGGATACATCAATGCCACCGCGATGTGCAAGTCTGCGGGGAAGCTACTTGCTGACTATACACGACTAAAAACAACACAAGATTTTTTTGATGAATTATCACGCGATATGGGGATTCCCATATCGGAGTTAATTCAATCATTTAAAGGCGGAAGAGCAGAGAATCAAGGGACTTGGGTTCATCCAGACATCGCAATTAATTTAGCTCAGTGGCTATCTCCAAAATTTGCAGTGCAAGTATCGAGATGGGTGCGTGAGTGGATGTCAGGTGAAAGAGCGCCTGCCGAACTCCCTATCCACCTTAAGCGGTATATGACAAACCGAGGCAGAGTTCCTCATACGCACTTTTCTATGCTTAATGAACTGACGTTTAACTTGGTTGCGCCACTTGAACAGGCCGGATATACGCTGCCAGAAAAAATGGTCCCTGATATTTCAGAGGGTAGGGTTTTCTCGCAATGGCTCCGTGACAACCGGGGGGTTGAGCCGAAGACATTCCCAACATATAACCATGAGTACCCAGATGGCCGGACATTCCCGGTACGTCTATACCCAAACGAATATCTTGCAGATTTCAAACAACACTTCAACGAAGTGTGGCTGCCTCAGTACGCTCCTAAATATTTTGCTGAACGAGACCAAAGGGCATTGACGTTGATTGAGAAAATCATGCTACCTGACCTTGATTCCTAAATGTTATTCCCGGCCAAGAGCCGGGTTTTCTTTGCCTCACGATCCCCCACCTAAAAACACATAACCAATTGTATTTATTGAAAAACTGATTGATACAACTTGCTAAACCACGCAATCCAGATCTCCCTCAAATCTCTTTATTTATCCTGTCGAATTCCTACAACAAAATAAAACACCATAAGAATCAATACGATATTTGAAAATCAAAAGAATTTATCATTTTGCTATTGCCATTAATTTATCATTCCGATAAAGTTTACCCATCAGCAGGACGCACTACTCACCAGGGCGGTGAATATACAACGATTCGAATATGAATCTACGGCGCTGACAAAGCGCAATAACCAAAGTGAACTTTGGGGTGTGGTGAAGGGTTCATGGACGGGAATATGTCGCACGTAAAGCGGCGAGGCCTGCGGGACTATTGCCGAATTAAAGTAGGCCGAAACAGGTCGAAATGGGTCTCCCACCTACCACACCACCAAAGTTCATCAGGAGGTCTATATGACACGCAGAACTCAGTTCAAAGGCAATTCACGTTCTCGTCGTCGTGAGCGTTTAAAGGCAAAGGCATTAGCTAACGGCGTGCTGGCCCGCGAAGAAGCAATAAGTTCAGAAGTATTACACCGCCCTACTCTAAGCAGAGCGCAGATTCAGGCTAAAGGTACTCACGAAACGCCTGAGCGCATAGAAGACGCTAAGCCAATTAAGTTCATGGCACAGGACGTGATCTGGCAACAGAAAGAATACAGACGCAATCTGGAGCGAGCGGCCATTGTGTACGCGAATGAGTTTGGACATAAGCAACCAGAAACTGGTGTATGTCTTCCAAACGTAGCCATTTACGCGGCAGGCTACCGGAAATCAAAACAACTGACAGCGAGGTAAGTGATGAATCAGACATACATTCCATCATGCTTGAGAAATCTGCCAAAGCAGAAAGCAAAGCCCCGCAAGCAAGCCATAAAGGACGCTAAGGCAGAGGTTATTGATCAAGCAATACAATTGCTCAGGGAGGAGTTAAGAAGTGGCAAGCTCGAAGGAATGATGATGCCCTATCAGCGCGGATATCTATCGGCGATTAGTAAGTTGGAAGTATTGAAGAGTGAATTATGAACTATCTGGAATTTCCGGATGGTTCATTGTTTTGGCAGCAAACCACTTATTTGAGGTGAGATATGACAAAATCATGGAGCGTACCTTTTCCTGAATCAGAAACTGAACATGATGGAATGCCTGTTTTCTGGAGATTCCAGGCGACAGTTGAAGAAGATGGGATAAAAATATTCGCACTTCAATATATAGCTTTTCATCAGACAGAGCATTATGCATGGTTGGTTCCTGCGCATTGGATTGTTAATTTTAAACCAGCACCAAATCAGTGGTTACAGGAATGGAAACAAAGGAGAAATAGATATGCAATTAAGAAAGTAGCAAAAAATGCAGAAAGATCTTTTGCATTCCCAACGAAGAAACTTGCTATTGAAAGTTTATTGCGCCGGAAGAAATACCATTTAATGAGAATAAAACAAGATTTGGCTGTTGTATCAACTCTTGTTGATGGGATGAAAAATATTGATACATCAACACCAGATATTGAATATAACTTTGGACACAACCAAGAAACAGAAAATTGGGTATTTTATTAGTACAAATAAGCACTGTGTATTCATTCCAACGAGTGAATACACGGAGCAATGTCGCTCGTAACTAAACAGGAGCCGACTTGTTCTGATTATTGGAAATCTTCTTTGCCCTCCAGTGTGAGGGCCTTTTTATATGCATACCAATAACGCTTCATTCGAGGCGTTTTCGTTATGCAATCAAATATAAGGAGTTACCCATGATGCACTTTCAGCTCGCGGGTAGCGGCGTCATGTCCGCTTTCTACCCGCACGAATCTGAATTATCACGCCGTGTTAAACAATTAATCAGAGCAGCAAAGAAACAACTGGAGGCGTTATGCGCAATGAAATAGCCATTAATCACCAGATGCTTCGTGCGGCACAAAACAAAGCAGTAATAGCCAGATTTATTGGTGATTCCAAAATGTGGCTTGAAGCAAATAAAGCGATGAAATCAGCGATCAACATTCCGTGGTATCGCAGGAAATGAGTTTTACAGATAACTGGTCAGACGAAGAATTCATTCGTCAGATGAACAAAATGCTCAATCAGCACAAAGAACAGGAGAAAGATGATGATTCTGACTCTGAATGATAAGCGTGAAATATCGCAAATAATCGCAAGTTTTACTGATGAAGATTACGAGCGAATCAACAGTGAAGTTGATCGCCTCTGCAAACGTTGCGACCCAATAAGCGAAATGCTTCGCTCATATAAACCAGATGAACACACTAAGGACGCTATCGACTGGCTGGAAGATGATGACTGTAACTATCAGGAAAAAGCCGCTGAATGGTTCTGGGATGCAATAACCGAAAGAGTTAAGGCTGAATATGCCTTCGCAATATTCAAACGCAGACACATTTCTGGAGAAGCTGCATGAGCAATATCGTTGAATTCGTTAAACAGCAGGAGCAGTTATTCTGCGGAGCATTGACTGAACAGACGGTGACATGGGCTAAGGAAAGCCAGTTTGCAATTCAGTATTTCCAGAAAAACGATTACCTGGCTAAAACAGCACTGGCAAATCCAACCAGCGCACAGAACGCCATCATCAATGTTGCGGCGATCGGCATCACCTTAAACCCGGCCAGCAAACTGGCTTATCTGGTTCCTCGCGACGGCATGGTGTGCCTTGATATCAGTTATATGGGATTGCTCCATATTGCAATGGAGTCTGGTGTTATCTCATGGGGTCAGGCAAAACTTGTTCATGCTAACGATACCTATGAGTCAAACGGGCTTGATAAAGCACCAACCCATAAATACAACGCCTTCGGTGATCGTGGTGATATCGTTGGCGTTTACTGCACAGTTAAGACACCAGCAGGTGATTATCTAACAGAAGAGATGAGTCTGGCTGAAATTGAGGCTGTAAGGAAAACAAGCAAGGCAGCATTCAGCGATAAAGGACCATGGGTAAATCACTGGAATGAGATGGCGCGAAAGACGGTCGTAAAGCGTGCAAGCAAGTATTGGCCTAAGGCATCACGTCTTGATAGTGCTATTCACGTACTAAACGAAGAAGAAGGTGTGTGGACTGAACCAGTTATGCCGCACAAATCAGAGGAAGATATCCGCGAAGATGAACGGAAACGCCAGCAGGAAATAATGGATAAAGCACAACTTCTTTGCGATGAAATGGCTCAGGCAGAAAACATGGATGATTTGAAGCGATATTTTGCAGAAGCATATCGCCTGACAGCTGGAATGAAATTGCAGCAGAACGTACAAGCCATTTACATAGAATGCAAAGCGAAACTGGAGGTTGCCAGTGAGCAAACTATATGAAATAGCCAATGAATACGCAAAATTGATGGATTCAGATTTAGAGCCAGAGATGATTGCTGACACAATAGAAGGCATGGAAGGAGAATTTACCGATAAAATAGAACAACTTCTCGCCATTATTAAAAATGAATCTGGTTATGCTGAACGCCTCAAGGAAGAGGCAAAGTCACTGAATGAACGAGCAGCAGTAATTCAAAATAAGATTGACAGCATCAAATCATATATAGCGTCATCGCTTGAAATGGTTGGCAAGAAAAATATTCGAGCAGGTATTCACCAGGTAACAATCCGCAAACCGTCAGAAATTGTAGAAATCATCGACTCAAGCGCCCTTCCTCCTGAATACGTTGAGTTTGAAACGACAATTAAAGCCGACAAACTGGCAATCAAACACCAACTAAAAGCAGGAATAAATATCCCCGGCGCTCAACTCAAAGTTGGGAAACCTTCACTTCTTATCAAATAACGGTATCGCCTATGAAAAAGACTCCATGGGAGAAATGGGAAGTCGATTTCTTGCGCGAAGTGGCGGCGACAATGCCAGTTGAAGTTATCGCTGAAAAACTGGAAAGGACTGAAAAAGCAGTAATGGCGAAAGCAACAAGAATTGGCGCTGATATTGTTAGCCGACTTCGTGGAAGACGCTGGACAAGAGCCGAAGTATCACTTTTCGGTAATTTCTCCGCAGAAGAAATAGCAATTGCAACCTGCCGCTCAATTTATTCAGTAAGAGCTATGCGATACAAGCTAAAAAAACTCGATGAAGAAAGAGCAGGCATACGAATAAATTAACATGGAGTAATTAACAATGAAGCTAAACATCGACCTCGGAAAATACGTTATTACCGGAACCAAACACGACCTGATTCTTAGCGAAAGAGGAATTATCAAAGAAGGCGAGAATGCAGGGAAAGAAACACTAAGTCGTATCGGTTATTACAGCAAGTTTGAGCATCTGGTTAAAGAGTTATGCAACCGTGAAATTCTGTTATCTCAAGCGCGGACGCTACAGGATATTCAGCAGCATATCGATACTTTAGGTGTGTCACTTAGCATGGCCGTTGACCAGTTCGTGGAGAGTAAATCATGAGAGGACTTACATACAATCCCGGCATTCTTCCGGCAGAAATGATTATTCGCCAACGCGTAAAGCCAATGCCATCGAGAGATGAATTGCTTAAGAGAAATTCTTTTCCATCAGTGAATCAAAACAAATATCTGAATGCGAT